GCGCGCATGATCGCTGCGCTTGGGTCAAAGTTCATTGTGGTTGTCCTCCACCAAGCCCTGGCAGCGGCGGCAGATTATTGCGCCGCGCTTTCTCTTCAAGCTCGCGCTCCGTCACCGCCTGGAAAGCAGGCCGCACAAGCGGCGCCACAACCGGCGCACTCTCTGGATGCACTGCAAGGTTCTGCGCCAAATCAATGAGCTGTAGGCGTTCACGGGCGATAGCTTCATCGGTCTTTGCCCCCATAGCCCGCTCTTCAAGGCCAGTCTGCACCTTAAACTTCGACACATCCAGGCCCATGCGCTGCTCATGCATGGCCTGATTAACCTGAGATTGCTGTGTTTCCAACGCCGTATCGGCCTGCATCTTCTGCGCCCGCGCCTGGGCTTCCATGGCCTTAATATCGACTTCCTTGTTCTTGATCTGAAGCTCGGCCTGGGCCTTCATCAGTTCAGGCGGCGGCTTGCCCTGCGCTTCCTTCGGCGCATAGAATTGCTCAGGGTTATTCCAACCAATCGCCTGCAAAGCCGCAGTATCAATCGCAATCGGATCATACAGTCCAGGCTGCGCTTGCTGAAGCTGCTTCAGCGCCATGATCTTCATTAGGCGCTGCGTGTGGCTGGCGGTGTTAGGATCGGCCTGCGGCACAAGCTCACAGTTGTCCAATGCCTGCAAGAACCGTTGCTCATCCCACGGATAGGCAGGCTTGCGGTTGCGCTGCCAGAAGCTGCTTGGGTTCTCACGGAAGCATTCAACCAGCAGCTTGAATTCATGCGCCTGCGCTGAATGCATGCGCTTGTGAACGCTGTTCAGAATCTTCTGCGCCTGCTCAATCAACGCCAGCGTAGTGCCAACAGGCGCATCAGCACGGCCCTCGCCCACCTGCATTTCACTGACACCGCCCAGGCGCTGACCAGTCTGCGCAATGTTCTCAACCAGCCCCATCAGGGCTTGGCTAGGCTCTTTGTACGGCAGCGGCATGATGGCCTGCTGGATCGGCATGCCATTGGTCTTGATCAAGGCGCCACCACCCGGCGGCACACGGAAGATGTTGGTGTTCTGCCGCGCGCCAGCGTCAGCAAACAGGAAGCCGGGGAAGTTGGCGTACATCCCCGCGTCAAGAAGCTCACGCCACGCAGCAGTCACCGCGTTTGTCGTGTTACCGAGAATATGCAGCAGGCCCAGGTCATAGAAGCCAAAGCCCGGCACAAAGGTGTACTTCACGAATGGGCAGCGCGCTTCTGGAAGCTCCGCATCATCTTCATCGTAGTTGCGAACAATCGACAGGATTTTCTTGGAAGATGTGTCAATCGTCACACGATACGGGATTTCCAGGCCAGTCTCTTTGCCTTTGTATGTATGCTCAAAGCCATTGATGTTCAGTTCGCAGTAGCACTCAAAAATTTCGCGGTCGCGATCTTCAGGATTATCAACCGAAGCCGAAATGCCTTCCTGGGTGCGCTCTTCACGCTGCACACTATCAAGGCTGATTGGATTGGGTGTGCTTAGATCGATGTCGCGATAGACGCCCAATATCTGCAAGCGCTTAACAGTGCTTGGCTTCAGATATGTGCGGTGCGTGATACGCTTGGCATTGTTCAGATCGGTCGCGCTGTTGTTGACGATCAGATCGTCAGCATCAACCGTTTCGGAAACGGGACGATTGCGCAGCGGGCAGAAGTAAATCTTTTTGAACGCGGTGCCGCCAAAGCCGAGCATCAGCAGCATGCGATCAGTGTCGGGATAGTATTCGGTGGCCACCGCCGTCAGGTAGTGGTTGAGGTCACGCTGCAACGCATCAGCAAGCCGGTCTTCCTCAAGGCTTGGGTCGTTGTCATCGTTCCTGATCTTCACCGGCCCATCGGTCGGAAGCAATTCACTGCGCGCATTGGCCTGAAAGCGCAGCACTGCCTCAAGCAGCAACGGGTGCCGCACCTTGGACATGCCTTCGACCGGCGCACCATCGGAGGCGCCAGACAGACTGGGGAGTTCAATCTTCAGGCCAAGGAGCTTCATGCCCACGGCGCGATCTTCGATCCATTCGTTGCGGCTTTGGATGTCGTCGCGGATGCCGCGCATCAAATCTTCGGCGATGCGGCTTAGTTCCATGTCGCCGATCTGATCGACCAGATTATCGAACCAGCCGGTTTCTTTCTTGCTGCCTGCGGCTTCAAGTGGCTGGCCATCGATCCGCACCGTGATGCTGCCATCGGGATGCTCAATGGACAGGATGTTGCCTGCATCATCGGTCTGCGGCTGATCCACACCCTCATCGGCTTCCATGACCACCACATCGCCGCCGGGCAACATCTCAGGCGCCTCGGGGGCGGGTTCACGGATAGACGGGCTGAGGCCAGGGACTAAAGGCATAGGGCTTTCCCTCTGATCTTGGCCATATTGCACACATGGCCGGGCAGTCGCAACAGATTAGGCAGGGTATAGCGGCGCAGGGGCCGTCCCGCGATGCTGCATGCCCTCTTCGATGGAAGCTGTCCATTCGGGTCCACGGGTCAGCAGCCCCAGGTCACGCATGTGCCTGATGGCCTGGGAGACAGTATCCACAAGGTCATCATGCTTGCCCTTGGGGAAGGTGCCAACCTGGGAGATCACCTGATCAGCCCAGGATCGGTCAGGCGAATAGACCATGCCCTCGGCAAAGAGGTGCTGGACAGAATACAGCCGGGCAAGCTTGTCCTGGCCCTTGGGGTCAAGCAGTTGAACGCCCCAGTCTTCATGGCCAAACAGGCGCCGAAGCTCTTGGGCCACGCTGTGACCGGCGGCCTTGTTTTCGATGATCAGCTTATCTACGCGCATGCGGCGGCAGGTAGAGGCCACCTTTTCCACCAGATCATGAAGCTCCAGGCGCTCCGCCCAGGCCTGCATCAGCATCACGCGCGGGTGCTGCTGGCCATAGCTACGCTCAACATTGCCGCCGTTCTCGGTCTTGGCGGCCTGGGCCACGACATCGCCGCTGAAGACGCCCCAGACGGTCATGGCAGAGAAATCGTTTTCGGTCTTGGTGGTGTAGGCGGTGTCCAGGCTGGCCACGATATAGTCCATGGCCGGGTAAGCGTCTTCGGTCCAAAGCTGCCACCAATCCCGCTTGATGATGCCACCACCCTTGGGCTCAGGGCGCTGCTGAAGCTGCCCGGCAGCGGTCCATGGACCCATCTGCTTTTCCAGGGTGGCCACTTCGGGCTCACCAAAGCGCTCAGGCCACAGAAGCTCCCCGGCTTCTTCGCGCGGGTCTTGCCAGCCGATGCTGGTGACGTAGGACCGCTCTGGCTCATACCGCATGGGTAGGCACAGGTGCGTCCAGTTGTCGGCATCCTTGGATAGGATGTGGCCGGTCAGGTCTTCTTCGGACAGGCGCTGCTGGATCACAATGAAGGCGCCGGTCTTGGGATCGTTCAAGCGGGTGCTGAGGGCGCCGTCCCACCATTCGATGGTGGCTTCAATGGTGGCCTCAGAGAAGGCTTCCTGGGCAGCGTTGGGATCATCCACCACGATGATGCTGCCGCCTTCGCCGGTCAGCGCAGAGCCCACTGAGGTGGAGAGGCGGCTGCCGCCCACGCTGTTGTCGAATCGGGTCTTGGTGTTTTGGTCGCCGGTCAGGCCAAAGCGGTCGCCCCAGAGGCGCTGATACCATGGCGATTCGATCAGGCGGCGGCACTTCACGCTGTCGCGAAGGCTCAGGCTCTGGGCATAGCTGGCATGGAGAAACTGAACGCCAGGGCCGCTGGTAGGGCTGCGATGCCGCTGCGCCCAGACCCACGCAGGAAAGGCTACGGAGGTCAGGGAGGACTTGGAGCAGCGCGGCGGGATGTTCACCAGCAGGCGCCTGATCTCGCCGTCACAGACGGCCTGCAAATGCTCTGCAACGGCTTCGATCACCCAGCCGGGCGTAAAGGGCGAGGGGTCGATGTACTGCCACCCGCTCATCAGGAAATCGTAGAGGTTTTCCTCACACTCAACCCGGTCAAGCTCGTTCAGGATGTCCTGGGCGCCGATAACGCCGCCATTCAGCCGGATCAGGGACACTGATCAGCCCTTGTTCAGAGCGGCTAAGGCTGCCGCGCGCAGGGCTTCACGGGCCTCTGGGTCAAGCCCAGAAGCGTCCAGCACTACCTTGGTTTCAGTCTGGAGCGGCCCACCGCCGGGGCCGGTATTCTCCTGAATCCGGCGCTCCCCATATATCCTGGGCGCCATTTTCATCGCCCGCCACTGCGCCGTAGAAATCTTTACTTTCATTGACTGATGGTTATCCTCAGTCGTTTCTGCGGCCATTTGCTCAATTTTATCAACGAGATAATCAGCAAGGCCTTCTCGCGCGCGCGCGCACCGTGCATCAAAATCGGGGTTTTCGTCAATCCATCTGTAAATTGTCGCCCGCGAAGGCATCGCCTCGTCGCGGCAGATTGCGACCAAGCTTTCGCCTTCGATCATGCGTGTAACTATTTGATCTGCAAGGTCTTTTGAGTACAAAGCTGGCCGCCCGGCTTTTTTCTTTGCGGGTGCGGCTTCGGTTTCGGTCTGTATCTTTTTGGGGCGCGGCATG